TCATAACCCGAAGGTCGTAGGTTCGAATCCTACCCCCGCTACCAGGTTTATCTGGAACGGCGCGATCTCTCCAAAGATCGCGCCGTTTTCTTTTGTGACGCGCACGGATTCGCCGATAAGCTCGCGCAGAGCATCACGGGCGCGTTGGGTGTCCGCCACGGTTGTCAGTTCGGCGACGAGCCTGCGCCACGTTTCACGAGCACGCGGCAGGATCTGCGCCGGCTGGAACGATTTCAACGCCGCCAAGTCCGCGCGCGCAGCCTCTACCTCTCCCTCGGCCCTGACAAGCTCCGCCCTGGTGCTCGGCGTAACGATGCCGGCGCGGATGGCCGCCATCACGTTCGCGTGCACCTTCTCGGCCTCAGCGAGCCTCCGCTTGGTCGCCTCTGTATCGGGAGCCGCCCTTTTCAGCTGAGCGGTGACGGCCGCGGTGAATCGCTGAAATGCCGTCTCCGTGAGCAGTTCCCGCTGCACCCCAGCCACAAGGGCGCGCTCAGCGGGCTCCCTGGCGACCTTCAGAGTGCTGGGGCAGGCCGTGGGGCCGCGATCCTTGGCGACGGAGCACCCGTAGCGGTAGCGATCGACGATGACCATGGGGCCGCCGCAGTCGCCGCACCGCAGTATGCCGCTCAGCAGGTAGCGGATGGGGCGCCCTGGCCGCGCAGGCTTCGTACTGCTGCCGCTGGTATCGTTCGTGGACTTCCGTGCGCGTGACTGTGCTGCCTCCCAGGTCGCCTCGTCGATGATGGCCAGTTCGGGGTGCTCTGTGATGATCCACTCGGACGGAGGGCGGTCCTGGCGGAGCCGGCGCCCGGTGTCGGGGTGCTTCACGAAATGGCTGCGGTTCCATATCTGCCGGCCAACGTAGATGGCGTTGGCAAGGATGCCTATGCCGCGCTTCCGGTCCGGATAGACCGCGCTGACGTACCAGTCGCCGCCTCGGGAAGATGGCACACGGTCGCGGTTGAGGCCTGAGACGATCTCGCGGGGGCTGGACCCGGCAACATACTCGTCGAAGATACGCCGCACGATCGCTGCTTGAGCTTCGTCGATCGCTCGGTAGCCCACGGTGGTGATTCGGTAGCCGTAGGGCAGGCCCCCCGCGCTCGCGCCCGACAGCGCGCGCCCTGTGAGGCCGCGGTGCACCTTGTCGGCCAGATCGTCGAGATACATTTCGGACATGAGGCTGCGCAGCCCCACGTCGGCCTTGTGTGACTTTCGCTCCGTATCGACGCCATCGCTCACGCCGATTAGCCGGACCCCGGCAAACTTCAAACGGCGCACTGTCATGGTTAGCTCAGCGCTGTCGCGGCCAAAGCGGGAAAGGTCATCTACCAGCAACACATCGAAGCGGTGCGCCTCGGAAAGAAGCCGCTGGTAGGCCTCTCGGTCCAGGCGTGATCCGCTCACGGCGGCGTCGGTGTAGACGGACGGCTCAGGCCACCCCATGCGTGCGCAATAGGCGCGGCAATTGCGCAGCTGGTCTTCCAGGCTGGCGTCGCGCTGGGCGTCGGAACTGTATCTGGCGTAGGCAGCTGTTCGCATCGTCGAGACTTTAAGCAGCCTCGTTCAGATCGGGCAATGCATCCCGATTCGATCCGGACTGTGTAGAAGCGCATTCCTGCGCGGCGCGCTCGGTCAGATAATCCCTTGCGGCACGACGCGCGAGTTCGTCGATCAGGGTAAGCAGGGCCGGCTTCGTGGTTGTTTTCAGCTGAGCCGACATTCGTTGCTCCGTTGCCATTGCAGGGGCGTCAGGATCAGAGGCACCATGGCGCCATTCATCAGGATGGGGAGTTCACGCATGGGAAGTACCTACATTTCCTATAGAGACGACGGCGACCATCGCGGCGTTCACTACGAAGTTTTCGTTGAAGGCATTGATGGAGGGCCTTTTAAGGTCGCATCCATCGAGGTAAGCGGCCGTGCCAAGAAGACCAGCGGGGCCGGGCCTTTCCTCAGCCTTGACGAAGCGATGGCGGAGGCTCACCACTTAGCGCGGGCCCTTATCGAGGGTTAGGGTCACGACCGCACCTCCCCGTTACCCGCCATGTTGGCGGCGTCCTACGTCATTTAGTGCCGAACGACTTATCCAGCTGCTTGAGTCGCGTGTCTGCGGCGTCCTTCAGGCCGCGAAGCTCGATGGCGTACTCTGCGATCGCCTTGGTGAGATACAGGACGTTAGAAACCGCCCATGACTCCACGTTGTTCTTGGCATCGCTCACCGAGAGATGCCATTGCATGGTTGCGAGACCTGCCAGGCCATGTTCGAACGTGTGAAGCAGGTTGTCGCAACCCTGGGCGATCCGCTCCGCCGTGTGCTGATCGGCGACCTCCACTGTTAGGTATCTACAGGCGTCGGTAAGGGCGACTGATTGCCAATATGGCGTGTCGTCATCGCTGGCAAAGAGCTCTCGCATCACTGCGCTCCGGTCGAGCGTAGTATCCGGCGGTGTATTGTTTGCCCGATGGACCGCAACGAGCACGTCGCCTGTGATCTTGTCCAGATTTCGCGCTGCGTCGGAGAGCGTGGTGAAAACGCCATGCTTGCCCCAAGGGGTCCAGCCTTCCGACGCATCGGGGCCGACAACTACCACGCCGCGCACAAAGTGATCTTTCACAGAGCTGATTACACGCACCGTTTCCAGCGCGGCTTTGGTCAGCTCTTCAAGGCGAGGATCGGTGAGGAAGGGCGTCACCTTATCCGTGGCAGCGTTGCCGGCGGTTGCACCCATGTCGGCAAAGCGGGCTTTGATGGCGGCGTCGAGGTCGGCCGGCTGGCTGTCGATGCGCTGGGCGAATCCAACGACCTCATTACCAGCATCGCGGAACCACAGGAGATCCGGGCGCATTTCCTCGCACATGACCTTCTGCAAGCAGCCGCGTTCGATAAGGACACAGTCGCTTGCATCCACGCCATCGCCGCCGAAGATGATTTCAAGCAGTTGGGGGCAGGAGATCGAGGTCTTCTCGCTCGCTCGGCTGATACCGCCCATCTGACGTATGGCGCGCGCGATCGGATCGGTTTCCGGCTCGCGGATCGGCTTATCGGTGCGGATGAGCTTTGCGGTCGACTCGTCAACTTTGTCGAGGTACTGAGCGAACGGTCCCGCAGCAGCGGAGGCAGTTGTAGTTTTACGTGCGGCAGCCCGCGGCGCCGAGACTTCCTTCATGACAGCGACCATGGCTCAGCCCTCCTTCGACGCGCGGGAGGGACGGTTGGCCTTCACCGCGGCCTTGTGGCCAGCGAGGTACGCCTCCCGCTGGCCAGGGAGCGTCATGTTCCTGGGCGGGCAGGGCTTCAGCGAGCCCAAGGCGTCGTCGAAGCCCATGTTCCAAGCGGCGGGGAAAGCGGTTGTGATACCCATCGGATGTCCTCCCGGACGTTGGTCGATGGATATATCCTATGGGATGCCATATATCGGTGTCAATGGCATCCCATAGATTTCTTTCGTGGGGCCGGGGGGGGGAATCCCGCCGGAGCGGGCTTGTCTATTATCACTAAGCCCGCCGACCAAGGTGTCGCTCGCTAGAGCAGCTCACCTTGTGAGGGTATTGATATTGGATCAATGCGGTTAACCAAAAGGAGGCGCGGCCGCCCGTTTCGATCCATTTCGTATTCACCCTCAGCGCGGACTTGCTCGCCGATCAGCAGCTTTGCTTGGTGCAAATCGAGAAGCGGAAGGGCGCATCGGAGACTTCCGACGCCGCTGACGTTCCTTAGGTGCATACGCTGAGTATCAAGGTCGATCTGTCGGATCTGTCCCACGAAACTCCCATGCCGCTTGTTCGCGAGGACAGGTGCGCGCAATGCATCGTGGAGGACTACCCTTTCTCGCTGCGAAAGGCTGCCACGGGAAAATCCTGGGGCCGATAGATCAATGGTATGAATGCCGCGTTTTCCCGTTGGCGAGAGCTTCAGGAGAGCCGCGAATGAAGAGTCTCTTTCGGCTGCGTCCGGCACAATCTGGGCGGCTTCTGAGGAGATTTCGTTGTCTCCGATTGCGAGTGTGAGCAGGGGAAGCGTGTGTACAGTGTCGCGGATGTGCCTCATCACCGGCTCCGCCTCGTTGGCCAGAAGATCAGCACTCCTTGTTCCAATGGCGAAACCCATGTACAGACTGCCTGGCGCCGTCCCGGTGACGCGCAGATCCAGATTTCTTGAAAGCATCCGCGCATCGCGCTCCAGAAGATCGAAGATGCTTCGAGAAAGCTCTCGCAGAGACGATTGCACTGTGCCGGCCATCCAGCTAAAAGCTGCCAGGCTTGGTGCATTGTCCCGAACGGCAGGGCCTTCCGCATGGAGAATAAGGTCTGACTCGTCCATGAGCTTCGCCATAGGCAGGCCTCGATGGATGACGTCCTGCAAAGCTTCTCTGCTGGATTCGATAATGTCGTTCGAAGACGCATCAAGACCGAAGCGTTCTGCCAGTCGGCCTTCGGCAATGATGTTCTCTAGGAACATCCTGAGGGTATCGTTGGCGTGCTCTGTCCAACTCATGGGGAAACCCTCAAAATGCCCTTCGGATCTGTAGGCTGAAGACTAAGTTCGGCGGCTGCCTTGTCCCCCACGTATTGGAAGAATTCGGCTAGGTCTCGGGGTAACTCAGGGTGCCTAACCCAGACATCTAGATGATAGTCCCTCTTGTAGTCGGCAGCTCGTTTGCGAAGCGATATCATCGTCGCGGCCACCGCGTCGATTGCCTCGGAGCTGAAGTCGATGACTAAGTCGATGTCGGCTGGCAATGGCTTCGATCGAGTGAAACTGCCGTCTATCCACACCGGCATCCCGGGCGCGGCCACAGCGTATACATCCGTGAGAAACCGCGTGAGGTCCGCCCAAAGCGCGCGACGATGATCATTCCAGCAGAAGGCATTCTCAATTTCTGCGAATGTGCAATCCCATACTCCGGGAGGGATCAGGCCAAGGCCATCCAGTTGGGGGATCATCGAGCATTCCTTGCATTGGGGCCACGGCAAGGGATGCCGTGCGCATTTCAGTCTTCCCAGCTTCCAATCCACCGCACACGGCCGTGGATGGCGAAGTCGCTGAGATCGTCTACGGCGACGGGCTTCTTCCACTTCGGGTCCGACGACCGGTCGCTCGTGACGAACCACCGACCACCTAGGTCTAGCAGGCGCTTTGCGGAAAGTTTGCCGCCGAAGCTCACTACATAGAGCTTTTCGTCACGCGGCTCGACATCTGAAGTGTCGAACAGGAGCGATTGGTCATCTTCTGTGCGGAAGACAGCCAGTTTGGCAGGGTCCAAGTGCTTCCGGCGCAGGCTTTCGGCACGGAACTTCAGCTTGTGAGTTTCGGCGTAGTCGCCAACTATCGTGCCATCGCCCAAGGCGGTGGCTTGGCGCGCGCCGATGATGTCGGCCCAGCCCTCTTCACTCTGCGAGCCTACAGTAGCCTCTAACGGTCCTTTTCCGGTTTCGAGCCACTCAGGCCGCACCTTTAGAGCCTTTGCCAGGGCATGGAGGCGGGTGCTCGACGCCTGATCACTATTTTCTATACCGGCTAGCGTCGGATACGGGATGTCGGCCGCCTTCGCGAGCTCCGGCCGGCTCATTTTCAGGCGCTCGCGCGCCTCACGTATACGTTCACCTATGGTCATGGGCGGATAGTTATGGAAAAGCATTATGGGATGCCATTGACTTCGACCTATGGTATCCAATAGGCTGGGCGCATGGACACTTGGTCTGAAAAGGTCCGCGCCCTTGAAGCCGCGGGAATGACGCTAACCGAGATCGCCCGTCAGACGGGAATGTCGCTCCCGGGCGTGTCCGACGTGAAACAGGGACGGACGAAGAATCCGGGCGGGATGCCGGCTGTTCGATTGCACACGCTCTTCGAAGAGCGCGTTGGCTCTGTTGATCGTGGCTCTATCACGCCGGCCTGCTGCGAGGTCTCGCTCGCCAGAGAGGGAAGGGTATGACGACGGGGGCTTTGCTGGGTGGAAAGAATTTCGACGGCCAGCGGCGGCGCGCGCGCCGAGCTCGAAGCAATGAAACAACCTCACCCATGACTTTCTCCTTTCTCGGTGGTGTGGACATGCAAAAAATTTTGCGTGATCGGTGCCTCTCAACACCACACAACGAAGTTGCCGAGCAATGACCACCCAGCTTTCCTTGCCCACACAGGTCCGTCCTGAAGAGGTCGCCCGCGAACGAAGTCTGGGCGGGGCCATCGCGCTCTGCGCCAAGGTTGGGGGCCACGAATTCGATAAGACGCTGCAAATGTCGCTCGGCGTCGATAAGGGTCAGTTCTCGCGCTGGCAGAGCGGAGACGAGGGCATCAAGTGGCCGAAGCTCGTTGCGCTTATGGACACCTGCGGGAACGACGCCCCTTTGCTCTGGATGCTTCACGACCGCGGCTGGGATCTGAACTCGATCCGCCGCCGCGAGACAGAGACCGAACGCGAGAACCGACGTCTCCGGGAGGAAAACGAGGCGCTTCGTCGTGTGCTGATGGGGCAGGCGGCATGAGCGAGATCGCAGGTTAAGAAGTAACACCGTACCGCCTCACGCCGGCTTGATCACCGGCGGACAGCCTGACCTAGCAGGTTGGCGGACCACGGCTTCCCTAGGGCTAACTAGGAGGTTTCCATGGCAATCGAAAACACTCTGGTACTCGCCGCATCGGGCGCCCTCTCCATCGGCGTTGACGACGAACACGTCCGCTTCGTACAGGAGGACAGCCACGGCGAGGACGCTAACTACGTGGCGATACCGCGACTGGCCTTCGCCCCCGTCCTGAACCAGATTTTCAAGCACCTCGACAGGTCCGACCTAGAGGAAATACGCCTCTGCGCCGAGGTTCGGCTTTCCGAACTGGCAGAGGTGTCCTCGCATGGATGACCTAGCCATCACTCTGGTCATCAACCAAAGGCCACAGATCAGTGTGTACGTGGACCCGAAGGGCTCGGTGAGCATCAATACCGCGCGTATCCACGATGACTTTGAGCGTGTGGAACACGAGTCCGTAAGCCTGCCCTGGGGCGACCTGCCGGCGGTGATCGAGGCACTTCAGAAGGTCGTTGACGACAACGGCATCGAGTGAGTATGCAGCCCCTTGTCCCCATCGAAATCGATCTCCGCGGCATGCCCTTCATGCCGCTGGATGTGAATCGTCTGCGTGATAGCCAGTTGTCGATCAGCGCATCGGGCGATCAGTTTCGTGCCGCCGTGCTCCTGTGGTGCGCCAGTTGGGGCCAAGTTCCCGCCGGCAGCTTGCCGGACGACGACATGGCTATGGCGTCTTACGCGGGCTATGGGCGCGATATCAAAGGGTGGCGCAAGGTCAAAGAAGGCGCCATGCGTGGGTTCGTCCTGTGCGACGACGGACGTTGGTATCACCCCGTCATCGCAGAGAAGGCCATGGAAGCGTGGGACGGGCGCCAGGAGCATCGCGCTAGGAGCGCCGCAGAGAATGACCGCAAGAAGCGGGAACGCGCGTGGCGAAGCGCAGCGTTTGCTGCTCTGCGTGCCTTTGGCATTGTTCCCCAATACGACGTGAAGACGCACGAGCTACGTCGCCTTGTCGATGAAAAGCAGATCACCGTCATCGTGACAACGGACGAGGCTGTCACCGTGAACGCTTCGCCTAGCGTCACATCAGATGTCACGCCACCTGTCACCGTGACATGTCACACACCTGTCATGGCTAAGACAGGGACAGGGACAGGGACAGTAAAAGCAAAAGATCAAAAGCACCCCCTACCCCCTGCCGGGGGAGACTCGGCTGACGCCGAGCATCGGGTGGGTGAGCCACGGGCCAAAAAGCCCGCGATCCCCTACGACGACATCCTGGACGCGTTCCGCAAGGCGCTGCCCCAGCTTGAGCAGCCGCAGAAGGTCACCCCGAAGCGTCGCAGGGCGATCGAGAAAGCTTGGGATTACCTCGAAGTCGATCACCGCTCAGCCGGCGCGTTCAAGGCGATTTTCCTCGAATGCGCCGCCGATCCGTTCTACAACGGCACGGGGCCGTACCGGGACCAGAACGCGAACTGGCGTCCGACCTTCGATTTCATCATCCGCGAGGACCAGTTCGCCAAGATTTACGACCGGGCCATGACGCGACGCCAGCGCAATCGCGCACAACCTGACGGTGACGAGAGGGCCGCCGCATGAGCCGCCGAATCGAGGCCGAAGGGGCCGTCATCGGCTGCTGCTTGGCTGACCCTGATGCGTATTGGCTGGTGGCCGATATGCTCGTCCCGCAGGATTTTAGTGACGGGGCTCATGCAGCCCTGTATGCCGAAATTGGGCATCGCGCGCGCCGTGGCGACCTGTTCGACGCCGTTACCATCGGCGTTGACTTGCCCGACCTGCGTGACACTGCGATGGACACGCAGGAGGCTCACGGCTGGCGGGTGGGCAACGTGAAGGCTTACGCGGGCGTTGTCGCCGCTGAGGGGTTGGCTCGCCGAGTTCGACAAGCCGGCGCAACCATTGCGCGCTTGGAGGGCGACGACGTAGTGGGGCAGGCCCAGCGCATCCTTTCGGCTTGCGCTCCGCGTAACGTCGAAGCCGTTCGCCACATCAGGTACTACCTGGCGCAGTCGATGGAGGACGTCAACCGCCGTCGGGAAATGACCGAGCGCATTACGGGCGTTCCGACCGGCATCCCGGCCCTGGACGACCTGACGGAAGGGTGGCAGCCGAGCGACCTGATCATCCTTGCCGCCCGCCCGAGCGTCGGTAAAACCGCGTTTGCCATGCAATGCGTGCTGTACGCGGCCAAGTCCGGCAAGGCTTGCCTGGTCTTTTCTCTGGAAATGAATGGCAAACAGATTGGCGACCGCGGCATTTCCGCCGAGGGCCGGATCGACGGCAAGAAGCTCCGCAGCCCCAAGGCTATGGCCGAAGAAGATTGGGCGGCTTGGGCGCGTGGTTTGGAGGTTCTACACGGTCTGCCGATCTACATTGACGAAAGTTCCGGCACCACCGTCGACGTGATTTGCGCGCGCGCCAGGCAGCAGCATGCCCAGACCCGGCTGGGGCTTGTGATGATCGACTACCTGACGATGATCACCCCGCCAAAGGCCGCCACGACCGCCGATGCGTTGCAGCTGGTGACGCGCGCTCTCAAGGGTCTCGCCAAAGAACTGAACGTGCCGGTGATACTTCTTTCGCAGCTAAACCGAGGCGGCGATGGGCAGCGCCCGACGCAACGCAGCTTGCGCGATTCTGGCGCCATCGAGCAGGACGCCGACGTGATCATCTTCTTGCACCGGCCGAACGACAACCACCGCGGCTATCTGGAACTGCTGCTGGACAAGCAGCGGAACGGACCGACTGGCGAACTGGCGATTGAGGCAGACATGAAATACATGCGCTTTGAGCAGGCGAGCCGCCGGCCGGAAGGTGCTTCCACCACCGCTAAGACTACCGCTGATGCTGAGTGGGACGCCCTTGCAGACCAATCGGCCTCCTAATGCATACGAAGCCACACCGCCAATCAACCGCTGGCCATCCGGGAGGACTTTATATGACCGTCACGCCGTCGAGCGACGCAAATAATTCAGCGATTACACCGCGCAACATTCTTGAGCCAATAGGCCAGCTTCGCCCTGGTGCTCTCGGTGCACAGACGATCGCCGAGGACGCCTGGAAGCTTATATACGCTCGCGGTCGGATGCAGATCAGTATGGACAGCGACGGCTGCGTGTACGTCACGCCCGCTGACCACCCCTTCAGCAAATCGATGCTGCGGCAGTACAGCGATCGGATCGTTGGCACCTACTCGGTCGACACCTCTGTCGAAGACATCCTGGGCGACTTGATCGAGCAATGGCGCACCGACCGTGAGGCAGCTGCTTGATGATCGGTGCCGTCATCTGCCTCGCTCTCGTCGGCGCCCTGTTCGCAGGGCAGGTTCGCGAAGTAGGGCGGGGTAATCGCCGCAACGTGCGCAACTGACACCACCATCGCTCAGGAATCTTATGCAGACCTTCGACCCCTCCGAGCGAGTCAGCCGTCAGATGGCACGCTTGAACCCGGCAAACGTTAAATTCGATATTGGTGCTGGCGGCGGTGCTCCCGACCTGACGCCACAGGATGTGGCCGCGGCGATCGGAATGGTTCCGGATGGACTGGGCCGCGAACTGCTAATGCACGTCCACTGGCCGGATGCGGCGAAGGCCAGGCGTGCAACGCTGGTCCAACTGCTGACCCTGGCGCAACTCGGCGAGCACAACCGCCGCGAGCAGGCGATGCAACGCGCGCTGTGCCAGGTCGCTATTGCGGACTCCGGAGACAAGCAGCGAGCGACCCAGGCTTACAGCGAGGCTCACATGTCCCGCTGGCCGCAGATCGTGGTGAAGGCTGAGCCGATCACCTTCGCTGAGCCCTATGGGCACATCCGCCTAGGGGTGCTTGAAGAACTGGCGCACCCCAGGATATGCCCGGAATGCAATGGCCGGGATCTGACCGACCGAAAGGGAGCGCCGAAGACGTGTGAGAGGTGCCTCAACACGGGCATCGTGCAGTACGGGCCGACTTGGCGCGCCATGCGTCTCGGCATGCAGCGAGCTGCATTCACCGAGCGCTGGCAGGAGCCGTACCAGTGGCTAATGGGTACGTGCCGCCAAGCCCTGATCGTTGCTGAGGGACTACTACTTTCTTCGCTTCGCTGAAGGCCGAGTTCCTTGCGGAGGGCCGCCCGGATCAGTTTGTCGTTCCGGGATGTCCTTCGCCTCGTCCTTTTGCGGGGCTTCATCGAATAAAGCAAGAGCCTCCAGCATCGCAATCCTTACGACATCTTCCACCGTTCGCCCATCTCGCTCGGCGATAGCCCTCAGTTTCTCTTGAATGTCCCGGTCGAGATCCAGCTTTATGACGTGGGTGGTAAGTTCAGGGTCGAAGTCAGGATTGCCCGTAGCAAGCCATTCCGCGCTTGAATCGAGCTTTTCTGCTATCCGCTTCAATGCGCCTGGTCGGGGCTCCCCGCTGCCCTTCTCGTAGCGAGAAATCTGGCTAACGTCGATTTCGGCTGAACGCGCCAATTCGCGCTGGGATAGACCAGCCTTTAGACGAGCTTTTCTAAGGCGTGTTGCGAAATCGGTCACATCAAGAATCCTGGGGTGTACCGACAGGATATGTGATTCGCAACAAAACACAAAAAAAATGTTGACGAGCGCAACGAAATGCAACACCATTCATTTCACAACGAAATGCAACATGGTGAAGCATGAAACAGCGTCAAGAGGCGAAGCCCCTCACCATCACGGCTTCCAAAGAAGTTCGCCGATGGCTAGAGGCGAAGGCAAAGGAAAACGACCGCAGCCTGAATAAGGAAGTTGTTCGAATTCTAAACAAGGCTATGGACGCCGAGCGCATCGATGGCGAGCGCGCATAAAAAAACCTCGAAGGCGTTGGCGCGCCGTCGAGGTCGTAATTGGAAATCCCCCTTACCAGGAAATTTCTATGAAGAAGCATACGTCCGGCGAAGCCGGCACGCAACGGGCGCTGGTTCGGGCCTTTGACCCTGATCTGAACGAATTCGTGATGATTCCCGAGAACGAAACGGTGGAAATCACGGTGATAACGGGGCTGAAGGGCACGGAGGACGGCTGGCTCATGACCCCTGCTGCCGTGCGGCAGTTGGGCTTCGGCCGTCGCCCGTTCATTGACTATCCCGAGATCGAAGATCCAACAATCGTCTTGCTGGCGGGTATGACCCCGCCGGGCACGGACATCGGCGGAAGGGTCACGACCTACTGGCAGGCAGACTTTTTCCGCGGTGATGGCATCCGTCAGTCGATCGTCATTACAGATCTGGCCGATGCCCGAGACCCGCTGTTCGACGCGCTGCCGGAGGACCAGCGCCTTGACCTTGCCGCGCCGTTCCTCGGACGCCGGGAGGCAGCATGAACGAGCTTATCCGCATCGGTAGCCGCCAGATCGGCGGTGAGGGTGTCCAGACCGTGGACGCTCGCGACCTCCACCGGTTCCTTCAGGTGGGCAGGGACTTCACCAACTGGATCAAGGACCGGATTCAAGCGTACGGTTTCATCGACGGGCAGGACTACGAGGTTGTCGCCAAATCCGGCGAAAACCCCTTTGGGGGCCGGCCGACCATGGAGTACGCCGTTTCGCTGGACATGGCCAAGGAACTGGCGATGGTTGAGCGCAACGAGAAGGGCAGGGAAGCACGCCGTTACTTCATCGAGTGTGAGCGTCAGGCAAAGCAGGGCGCGCATACTCCCGTCCGTCCCGGCCTGCGCAGTGTCGCTTCCGAGTTCCGGGGCGCGCTTGCCATCGCGAAGCTAGCCGGCTTCAAGGGCAACCAGGCGATCCTTTCGGGCGCCAAGGCTATTGAACTGGTCATGGGCGTGAATCCGCTCGATCTGGTGGGTGCAACGCACTTGATCGCTGACGAGCCGGTACGCCACTGCACGCCAACAGAACTCGGCGCCACCCTGGGCGAATCGGCTCAAGCCTTCAACAAGCGGTTGGAGCGGGCAGGGGTGCAAGAGAAGGGTATCGCTGGCACCTGGGTGGCCACCGACGCCGGCAGGCCCTACGCCGTCCTGCTCGACACCGGAAAGCAGCACAGCGACGGCACACCGGTCCAGCAACTCCGCTGGCTGGAATCGGTGTTGGAACTCTTCCCGAGGCACGACGTGGCATGAGCAACGTCGTGCCGATACGGCCACTTGCCGACTCATGGCAGCGCCCGCCCGATCGCACGGTCACAGGCGGGATGGCAATTGCCGGAGCGGCGCTAGTGGCCCTTTGGAGCGCAGGTGACGATGTAACCGTCATCTGCGCCGAGGAAGAGGACCTAGCTGCTGAAACTGCACGCACGCGAATAACCGCAGTGGTCGAGAAGCTGCGAGCCTGCCTGGCGGAGTGCATTGAAAGGGCGGCATCGGTGGACAGCGTCTGCGTGGACGCCGCTATTGAGCATCTAGCCTCTTCTGCGGACCGACTGGAATTCTTCGAACCGCACGGCGGAGAGGACTTCGACACGCTGCCGGAGATAGCGCGGTGTCTCGTCAACGCCAACCAGCTAGAACAAATCCGGGCATGGTGCGAGGACTACGAGGAAGACATCCAGCTTGTGATGGAGTTCTTCGACTGGTTCACTTGTAGATACGTCTGATCTTCGTTGACCGGGAAAGCGTATGGTTTTCAGCCATACGCATCGGTCTCTACAATGCTTGTGAACCTTCGGCCGTCCCAGGCCTTGATCTGTCTTTCCATGCCCTCATTCTTCTCTCTCTGCGGCGGTTAAGCGTCGCCTAGCCGCCTGATGCAGAGTGCGGTCCGGGGTCTCCGGCTGACGCCGGGCCGGCCTAATTCGTGCCGGTATGGGTGTGCGAATGACGGAAGAGACTATATCAACTAGTGAAGCGCTGGCGGCCCTGCGCGGGCTCTCAGATACTCATTACCGAGAAGACACGGTATGGGTGGATTGTCAGTCTGCCGGTGAGCGGTCCTCTGTTGCCAACGCTGCTAGCGCAGCGTTGACGAAGGGGTACGTGCACAAGGTCGTTTCCAGCAAAGACCTAGTTGACCTGCGCGTTTATATCCAGTTTAAGAAGCCAGTTTGGAAGACGTAATCACAGAGCAGTAGCTCGATATCTCATAAAGCCCTGCCTTAACCGGCGGGGCTTTTTGTTTTGCGCCTACCGGAACCTAGATGAAACCCAGCGCCAACGCCTACAACCTGGCTAAGGAGGCGGAAGGCCTGCGCCTGACCGCCTACCCTGACCCGGCTACAGGCGGCGCTCCGTGGACAATCGGCTATGGCAGCACGCGGGGCGTGAAGCCTGGTATGTCGATCACCCTTGCCGAGGCTCAGCAGCGGCTCGTGGTGGACATGACCGAGGCAGGCAATGCCGTCACCCGTTGGGTGGACGTTCCGCTCACTCAGGGCCAGTTCGACGCCCTGGCTGACTTCGTGTTCAACCTGGGCGAGGGCCGCTTCCGTAGCTCCACGCTGCTGAACCGGATCAACGCAAAGGACTTCACCGTCGCCGCCGCAGAGTTCCCCAAGTGGACCAAGGCCGCGGGCAAGGTGATGCCAGGGCTGGTGACTCGCAGGGCCAAAGAGCGCGCCCTGTTTGAGGGGCGCCTGTGACGTTGTTTTCGTGGCTTCTTGGCGGCATGACGGCCCAAATGCTCGGGCTGATCTTGCTGGATGGTGAGCCATCCCAGCTTTTCGATGTGGCAAGCACAAATGACCTGATCCGATGGGTCATCCGGGTGGGTGTCATGGCCCTATTCGCGAACGCCTGGCGCGTGGAGCGGTGGCAACACCGACAGGATCTAGCCCTTAAAGACCTTCAGTTGGATATCGCCAACAACCGGCCGCACAACGACGACTTCAAGGATTTACAGAAGTCCGTCCTCAACGTAGATCGCCTTGTTCGCCGCATTGCAGCAAAGCAGGGCGTCAGTACCCGGGATGAGGATTGATGGAGCCAAGCCGTCAGGAGGACATCTTCAACGAGCTATCTGAGACCTTGCAAGACATGCGCAGGGCATTGGATCGGCTCGGCTCGGGTAATGGCCACGCCAAGAGCGACTCCCGGGTGGTTGTCAACGCCGGGGGTATCGGAGTGCTCGTGTGCTCGGTCCTTGCCTCGTTCGCAGTAGCAGTGGCCTTCGCCATTTCCTTGTGGACGTTGAATCTCGCCCGTCAGGTAGGTGACCTCAATTCCTACCTGCAAGCCATCTATGTGCAAGCCCCTCAACTCAAGCCGGAACATGCCTATGTCCACCCCGATCATCCTGAACCCGCCCAAAAAGCCCAACGGTAAGGCCCAGCCGAAGAAGAAGGCGAAATGAAACTGGTCGATAACGCGCGGCACGCCTGGAAGTGGCTCAGTACGCAAATGCTGGCCGTTACCGGTGCTATGCCAGGGGTATGGCTCACGCTACCCGCCGAGTGGCGTTCGGCGATCCCTCCGACCGCGCTAGCCATCGCCGCACTGGTGACGGCTGCGATTGGCATCTACGGTCGGGTCACCGTGACCAAGGTCGATCCACAGTGAGCGCCATCCTGGCCGCTTGTCTCGCTGTGGCCGCAGTCATCGGCGGATTCCTGGGCCATGTACTCGGCGCCCGCGGTAAGGACAAGGCCGTAGAGCAGGCCAAGTCGGATACCTCGAATCAGACCCGGGCCGAGGTTGCCATCGAGACGCAGGCCGCGGCTACTAGGGCCAAGACCGAGGCCACCAGCAGCCGGCAGGCATCCGATGCCGAGGCGCACGCCATAGCAGACAAGGGCCCCAACGCCCTGGACGATGCCTTGAAGGCTCAGGGGCGGCTGCGTGACTAAGCTTGAAGCCGGATACGGGATCGTGTGGATTGCTTGCGTATTCGCAGTGGCATGCACGCCCACGAAACCGCCAGCCCCGCCCACAGTCGTCATCGCCGGCTGCGAGCACTTCAAGCCCATATCCGCCAGTCGCCGGGATACCGACGAGACCAAGGAACAAATCCTTGCCCACAACGCCGAGTACGTGAAGGTGTGTGGGAAGTGATCGCCACCACCAGCCACGTAGGCCAGAACGTCATCGCCTTCGCCTTCGCTATCGGTGACAAGGTTCGCCTGGTCGATGCCGAATGCTACGGCCGGGTGAAGCAGGTATGCGCCTCGGCTGCGGGCAAGGAATACCAGATCGCCTACTTCGATGACGACAAGTGCCGTCGCGTCGAGTGGTTGGGCGAGGACGAACTATCCCGTGGATGACCAAGGCGCCGCCAACGAGCGCGCAGCCGCCCGGTACATCGCACAGAGCGGCACGACCCAGCACACCAATACCTGCGCCACCAGCAGGGCTCCGGCTTACGAGCCTGGCCCCTGTGACTGTGTGGCTCCCCAGCGCGTAACCGATACCCCGAGGAAATGACCATGCAGGGCGACCCGACTTGGATCACTGGCACGAACGTCACCATCGTGAAGACCTTCAACGGCTTTGCGGTGGTCCAGTCCACGACGGACCCCGCCACCCAATCCCTGGTCTTCGGTAATTGGGCTGACCTCAACTACTACTTGGAAGGGCACTTCGCCAATCCGCCCACCTCGATCATCACGCCCTAGGAGGCAAGCCCCATGGCAACGTCCAAGACAAACACCAAGACCTCCGTCGAGCTGGCGGATGAGAAAGACGCCAAGCGTGAGGAAGCCCGCCTGAAGCGGTCCCACGAAATGGTCGGAACCATCGTCCACTTCTACAACGCCACTCCGACCATCGAGAGCCAGAAGGACGAGGACAAGAAGCAGGCGGAAATCGACCGTCGTGCCGTCGCCCCCGTGGCCGGTGTCATCACCAGTTTCCAGCCCACGACCGACGAGAGCGAGGAAAACGGCGACGAGCTGGTCAACCTCAACGTCTTCGCGCCCACGGGTGGCGCATCCCCGGCCTTCGGTGTCCTGCTCGTCGCCAGTGCCAAGGCGATGAAGGATGACGATTCCCGTCCGTTCTGCTATCCGGTCTGAAGCCATGCCAGCCGGACGCCCCACTGACTATCGGCCTGAGTTCTGCGATCAGGTCGTAGAGCTTGGGCGCCAAGGGAAAAGCCACGCTCAGATAGCTGCCTCATTGGACGTTGCAAGGCAGACGCTTCGTAACTGGGCCGATGAGCACCCGGAATTTTTGGCCGCAATCACACGCGCCAAGGATTTGGCTCAAGCCTGGTTCGAAGATATGGGCCAGTCCGGCTTAGTGATGCAGGGCTTCAACGCCTCCCTGTGGGCCAAGCAGGTGAGCTGCCGGTTCCGCGACGACTACACGGACAAGTCCGAGGTCAAGCAGGATGTCCGTGTCACTGGCATTGAGCGCGTCATCGTCCGACCGAAGTAATGGCAACCCTCAGTATCGCCACAGCGGAGGTCTTCCATCCGCTGCTAGAGCCTGCGCGCTATAAGGCGGCTCACGGCGGACGAGGGTCGGGCAAGTCGCATTTCTTCGGGGAGCTGCTGATCGAGGACAGCCTGCGCGAGCCCGGGCTGCTGTCGGTGTGCATCCGTGAGGTGCAGAAGTCGCTCAAGCAGTCGTCCAAGCGCCTGATCGAGAACAAGCTGGCGCACCTTGGGCTGGGCGAGGCCGATGGCTTCAAGGTGTTCAACGAGGTGATCCAGACCCCAGGTGACGGGGTTATCACCTTCCAGGGCATGCAGGACCATACGGCGGAGTCGATCAAGTCGCTTGAGGGCTTCAAGCGGGCATGGATCGAGGAAGCCCAAACCATGTCGTCTCTGTCGCTGAAGCTGCTGCGGCCGACGATCCGCGCGCCAGGCTCAGAGATTTGGGCTAGCTGGAACCCGCGGCGCAAGGTCGATCCGGTGGACATGATGTTCCGGGGGGCAGAGAAGCCCACTGGCGCGGCGGTGGTTGAGGCCAATTGGAGCGACAACCCCTGGTTCACGCCTGAGCTTGAGCAGGAGCGCCTTGACTGCCTGCGCCAGACGCCCGAGGACTACGGGCACATATGGGACGGCGAGTATGCCGGCGTGGCATCGGGCGCCTACTTCGCCAAGCACATGGCGGAGGCCAAGGCGCAGGGGCGTATCGGGATCGTCGCGCCCGACCCTCTGATGACGATCAGGGCGTATTGGGACATCGGTGGCACGGGCGCCCGGGCTGACGCCTGCGCGATCTGGATCGTCCAGTTCGTGGGTACGGAGGTCCGGGTTCTGGGCTACTACGAGGCCGTGGGGCAACCCTTGGCAACGCACGTCGGGTGGCTGCGCGAGAAGAAGTACGAGAAGGCTCAGATGGTCCTCCCGCACGACGGGAACACCAACGACAAGGTGTTCAACGTCAGCTACCGGAGCGCCCTGACGGAAGCCGGGTTCGATGTCCGGGTCATCCCGAATATGGGTGCCGGCGCGGCCAACAACCGCATCGAGGCGGTCCGCCGCGTGTTCCCGTCGATCCGGTTCAACGAGTCCACGACCGAAGGCGGACGCGATGCCCTCGGCTGGTATCACGAGAAGAAGGACGACGCCCGCGGCATCGGCTTAGGGCCTGAGCACGACTGGTCGTCGCACGGCTCTGACGCATTCGGCCTCATGGCCATCGATTACCCGAGCCAGGTTTCCCCCGGCTGGGGCAAAGCAATCACCTCTCCACGAATGGCGACCGCGTGAAACCCAACCCTTACGACGAAATCAACGCCGGCTACACCGAGCCTTCGGGCAGTAGCAAGACGATGACCGACGCCGCCCTGTGCGCGCTGATCGATCGTGAGCGGGACAATGGCATCGGAGCCAATGACCAGATGCAAAGCGACCGAGAGGCCGCCATGCAGTTCTACAACGGCGAGGCCATCGGCAAGCTGGCCCCGCCGGAGGTTGAAGGCCGCTCCCGTGTCGTCTCCAAAGACCTGATGGATACGGTCGAGTGGATGATGCCCAGCCTGATGCGCATGTTCGCCGGCACGGATGATGTGGTCCGGTTTGAGCCGACCGCACAGGGTGACGAGCAGAACTGCACCGACGCCACCGAATACTGCGGCTACATCCTGCACAGGAAGAACGAGGGCTTCACGGTCCTGCACGATGCGATCAAGTCGTGCCTCATCACCCGCATGGGCATCGTCAAGGTCTACTGCGACCGTAGCTGGGCGACCAAGGAGGAAGCCTATACGGGCCTGACCGTTCTTGAATTGCAGGCATTGCAGTCCGACAGCGAAATCACCGTGGACGAAGTCACGGAGGTCCAGCAGGTGGCCGGCATAAACACCATTGGGAACGGGTACTTAGGGAATATTGTGCCGCCCATGATGGCCGACCCTGCACAGGGCCAGATGGCGATGGGCCAGCCCCAAGCCTCGCCGGTCACCTTCGACGTGAAGGTCAGCCGCAAGAAGCGCAAGGACGAATTCGTGGTGGAGGGTGTGCCGCCCGAAGAAATCACCATGTCCAAGGACAACCGGGACGTTGGCAAGCTTCGATACATCGGGCACGACGTGGAACGCACCATGTCGGACCTGCGAAGCATCGGCTACCCGGACGACAAGATCGACGCCCTGCCGGACGACAAGCAGGCCAACATGTCGTCTGAGGCGTCCAGCCGTGGCGATCTGGACGGAGTGAACGACTACGACGACGATCCGGCCGACGAGTCGCAGCGCAAGGTCACGGTCACCGAAGCCTACCTGCTGGTGGACTACGACAAGGACGGCATCGCCGAGTACCGCCGCGTGGTCAAGGCCGGCTCAACGGTGTTTGAGAACGAGGTGGTAGCGGAGCACCCCTTCGCCCTGTTCACGCCCGTGCTGATGCCCTACAAGCTGATCGGCATGTCCTTCCACGACTTGGTCGAGGACATCCAGCGGATCAAAACGGCGATCACCCGCCAGTTGCTCGACAACATGTACCTGTCGAACACCCCGCGCACCGAGGTGGTTGAGGGCCAAGTCAACCTCGATGACTTCCTGAGCCCGACGCCGGGCGGTGTGGTCCGTGTCCGCCAGGCGGGCATGATGCGCGAGATTGTGCCGGTGAACATCGGGGCGCAGGCACAGGCCGGACTTGAATACTTCAATCAGGTCCGCGATGGCCGTACCGGCGTGAAAGAGTTCAGCCAGGGCCTTGTGGGCAACGAGCTGAGCCAGTCGCAGATCGGTTCCCAGGGCGTCGCCCAGCTTGCAGACGCCGCCGCGCAGCGTATGGAGCTGGTAGCCCGCGTCCTGGCCGAGACGGGCATCAAGCGCCTGTACAAGCTGATCCTGAAGCTCGCCACGACCTATCAGGACCGCGAGCAGCAGATCAAGATCAATGGCCACTGGATGCAGATCGACCCGCGGGCATGGAGCACCGACTACGACATGGTGGTGTCGGTGGGTGTGGGCACCTCGTCCAAGGACCGCCAGTTGCAGCAGTTGCAGACCCTCATCGCCTTGCAGGCCCAGGCGGCGCAGTACGGACTCGTGCAGCCACAGAACGGGTACAACGCCATCGCCAAGCTGTGCGAGGCAATGGGCTACAAGGACGCGTCGCAGTTCTTCACACCACCCGACCCGAATGCCCCGCCTCCGCAGGCGCCGGACCCGAATGCTGCCGCTATGGCAAAGGTCCAGGCCGAGTCGCAGGCACGAATGGCCGAAATGCAGCAGCAAGGCCAGTTGCAGGCCGCCAAGCAGCAAGGTGACATCGAGGTGGAGCGCATGAAGCAGGCCGCACAGGCGCAGCAGGCACAGGCCGAGACCGAACTAGAGGCCCAGCGCAACGCGGCGCAGATGCAGAACGACATGGCCCTGGCGCAGTTCAAGGCCGAGAAAGACGCGGAGTTGGCCCGCTACAAGGCCGAGCTTGCGCAGCAGACGGCCATCGAGGTGGCGCGCATCAACGCGGCCGCCAAGGTCGAAGCCGCCGCCGCGCAGGGAGCCAAGGATGCCTCTGGCGTCTCGTCCTTCGTGGGACGTGAAAATGACCTTGATGGAGGCGCAGCATGACCCCCGAACTGGAAGCCCAGCGCGGTGAGAGCGCCCGACGCATCCTTGAAGACCCGTTGTTCCGTGAGGCCGTCGAGACGATCCGCCAGGACATCCTCGCGCAGTGGCAGGGATCGCCGGCACGCGACACGCAGGGCCGTGAAACCCTCTGGCTCAGCACCAAGCTGCTGGACAAGCTGGTGATGCAGCTGACCGGTGTCATGGAGTCCGGTGTGCTGGCTCGCGCCACCCTGGCGTCCCGCGCAAAGCAGGCAGTGAACGACCGACTCGGCACCCATTTCTGACCACAGCGCACCCCGCTGAGTCACCCCGACCCGCCTTGGCGGGTTTTTTTATGCCTTGGAGAAACCAGTGAATCAACCGGCAGCGGAATTCACCACCGATAGCGGCCAACCGGAAGCGGAGCCGAGCATCAACGACATTGCGGGCCTTCTGGACCTCAGCGAGAACGAGGAATCGACGCAGGATGACAGCCGCGGCGAGACCGAGGGCGACGAAAACACGACCACCGATGACGAAGGTGGCGACGACGGCGCATCCGACGACGACGGCGGCAAGGACGACGAGAAGGCCGCTAAGGATGACGACGAGTCGTGGAAAACCCGCAAGGTCAAAGTCAGCATCCAGGGCGAAGAACACGAAATAACGCTGCATGAGGCCACCCAGGGCTACATGCGCGAGCAGGACTATCGACGCAAGACCTCTGAAGCCGCCGAGCTAACCCGTACCGCGCAGGCAGAACGGCAGCAGGTCCACAGCGAACTCGCGCAGCGAGTCAACGCCCTGGACACGCTGTCAGCCGCGCTATACCGGGAGCTTGTCGGCGACCAGAGCCAGCTTGCGGGATTGATCGAGTCGGACCCGCAGGAGTATTTGCGGGCACAGGCTCGGATGCAGGGCAAGGTTCAGTTGCTGAACCAGGCGGAAGCGCAGCGGCAGGCAATGCAGCAGCAGGCGATCAACGAGGGCGCGAAAGCGCAGGCCGAATCCCTGAAGCAGGCAGAGACCCGACTGCTGGACATGCTCCCCGAATGGAAGGACTCGACCAAGCGAACGGCCGAAACGCGCGACATCGCCTCGACCCTGCGTGACGCGGGTTACAGCGACGACGAGCTGGCCGGCCTGTCCGATCCCCGCGCCGTCGTCATTGCCCGCGATGCGGCGCTCTGGCGTCGCCACCAAGCCTTGCAGGCCAAGAAGGCACCCGCCGCCCCTCCGACTCCGCCGACACCCGTCAAACCGGGCACCTCCGGCAACGCCAACACGACCGCCGCCGCCAAGAAGGCCGGTGAGAACTTCCGCCGCAACCCGGAATCCCTGGATGCGCTGAGTTCTCTCGCCCATGAGCGCGGCATCTGACCCCCTAAGGAACGAACATGCCCGCAAACACCCTCATCACCCCGAGCGTCATCCGCGTCGCCGAGGACGTGGAAGACAAGATTTACAACTTCCGCCCGTCCGACGCGCCGCTCATCAGCTCCATCGACCGCGTGAAGGTCGAAAACGTGCTGCACGAGTGGACGGCAGACGTCTACCGCGCCCCGAACGGCTCCAACGCCGCTATCGAAGGTGCCGACGCCAGCTATTCGGCGCAGACCCAGCCGGGTCAGTACAACAACCGGACGCAGATTTTTCAGGACACAGTGTCGGTGTCGAACACGGCGGAGGCGGTGCGCAAGTACGGCCGCTCGTCCGAAATCGCCCGCCTGAAGACCAAGAAGATGGTCGAGCTGAAGCGCGACATGGAAGCCGCGGCCATCGGCAACCCCATCGCGGTCACGGGTACGTCCGGCGTTGCCGGCCAGATGCGCGGTCTCTACGGCTTCATTGCGACCAACAACGACTTCGGCGCAGGCGGTGTTGCCCCGAACCCGCAGACCAACACGGCCCCGACGCTGGGCACGCTTCGCGCGTTCGTTAACACCTCGCTCGACAACGTCATCAACTCCGCTTACCAGAACGGCGGCGACGCGAGCGTGCTTCTGGTCAGTCCGCAGCACAAGCGCCGGGTCTCGACCTTCACCACGAACGTGCAGCGCACCAACGAAGTCGCCATGCAGCCCGGCGTCAGTAAGTCGAAGCAGGCCAACGAGGTCGTTTTGCAGACCGCGTTCTCTTTCTATGGCCACGACTTCGGCGTGTCGAAGGTGGTTCCGGACCGCGTGATGGGTACGGGTGGCGCCGGCCTGGTCAACACGGCCTACGTGATCGACTACGACAAGATCGCTCTGGGTCAGCTCCGCCCGTTCGAATCGGAGCAGCTCGCGACCACGGGTGATGCCAAGAACTGGCAGATTCGCACGGAAGCCACGCTTATCGTGCGCCAGGAAAGCACGCTCGGTGCGATCCGTGACCTGACCGCTACCGGCGCGTAAACCACCACGCAGCAAAGACGAGAGGGCGCCTTCGGGCGCCCTTTCTTTTGGGAGAAACGATGGAACGCAACCTGATCCAGCAGTCAGCCGGCGTCATGGTCGATATCGCGTCGGAGTCGGTGGAAAGCCTTCGGTACGTGGCTGACCACTGCAAGGAACTACGCGAGACGGGAAATACCGGCTCCAAGGACATGCGGCTGCTGGGCGTCGTGCCGCGCTTCATGATCGAAATGTACTGCAACGACAACGGGGTCACCTTCCAAGAATTCATGCGCAACCCCGATATCCAGACGCGGATGCTCAACGATCCCGCGCTGGCGGCCTTCCGTGTACACGAGGGCCGGGTGTGAGCATCCAGTCTCAGCTTGCCTCCATCGTCGGGGCCTACTTTTCCGCCGCGCCCGACCCGAATTCGCTCTACAACGGTCAGGCCAGCCTCGTCGCCTCGATCACGTCGGCCGTAGGCGTCAACACCGCCGTTCTGCCAGAGGTCCAGCGCTTCATGCTGACCAATGCCCGGTTTGGCATGAGCATGCCGCAGGAGCAGCTTGTAGCGACCCTGGCGATGGTCTACACGGCACCGCCCACGTCCACAGCCGACCTCGCGAACACGGCATCTAAGCTTCAGACGCCGCGCGCAGTGTCCATGACGGGCGCCGCGACAGCCACCGCGGTGCAGTTCGATGGCTCGGCTGACGTTGCGCTCAATGTGACCTCGCTGGACGCCGCCAAGCTGACCGGGAACGTTGCCGCTGCCCGCCTTCCCGCCGCTACAAGCAGCGCAGCCGGCACCATCAAGCAGATGCCCGCCATGACGGACGTGCTCGTGGCGCCCACCGCGCTCAACTGGAACGCGCTCCTAGCGGCACTGCGCACCTCGGGAGCACTGGCGACGTGAGCTATCAGGACGGGATGAATTCGCCATGCTGAACGACTACAGCACCCTCAAATCGGCCGTAGCGGACTGGCTGCACCGCGCCGACCTGACCAACGTCATCCCCAATTTCATCCAGCTAGCCGAAGCCCGCATTTCGGTCGATCTGCGGCTGTCGAACCAGCAGAAACAGGTCTCGGGCACGACGGTAAGCGGCGTCATCACGCTGCCCACGGATTTCCGGCAGGCTGAAGCCCTGTTTGTGCCTGCTGGTGGCACCGAACGCGGCATCGACATCAAGCCGCCGTCCGAAGTGGCTACACGGCTAGGCCTTCCGATCGGCGCCTACGTCCTCAACAACAACATCGTCCTGAATGGCTCGCAGGACATGGCCTACCGCCTCGTCTACTTCAGTGGCATCCCGTCGCTGTCGGACGCGCTGCCGCAAAACTGGCTCATCCTCAACTACCCGAACGTCTACCTGTACGCCTGCCTGCTTGAGGCCTCGCCGTACCTGAAGGACGACAACCGCATCAACGTGTGGGGTGCCGGCTACCAGAACGCCATTGCGGCCTTGGCGGCTCAGGACGACCGCTATCGGTTCGTGAAGCCTCGGCAGCGCGTGCAGGGGATGGCCCCGTGAGTTCGACCGAACTGGTGGGATTCGCGCCGGACGTTGATCCCGCGCTCCCTGGCGTGCTCGTGGACTGCGACCAGTTCGTGCCATCGACGCAGGGCATGACCGCGGCTATGACGCCCGTGGACGCTGGCTTTGTCGCCCTCGACAGTACGTGCAAGGGTGCTTACGTCGGCACGCTGCTGGACGGCACTAAGCGCATCGTCGCCGGCACGAACGCCAAGCTGTGGGACATCGCGGGCGGCGCTTGGGTGGATCGCAGTAAGTCAGTTGGCTACTCCGGCCTCGCCCCGTGGCGCTTCACCATGTTCGGCAGCAATGTGCTGGCGACGAACCGTAATGCCCGCATCCAGCAGGCGACCCCGGGTGGTTCGTTTTCTGACATCGCCGACGCTCCAGCCGCGGCGATCATCTGTTCGGCCTCGGGCTTCGTACTGGCCTTCAACTGGGCGGATCAAAACTCTACGAATAATGCCGGCGATCAGCCTGATGGCTGGTGGTGCTCGGCCCTGTTCAATCAAGCCTCGTGGACGCCTTCCGCCACGACGCAGGCGGCGAATGGTCGCTTAGTCACAGCACCTGGCCCTATCACCGCTGGTCGCGAGCTAGGCGACACGGTCGTAGCCTACAAAGAGAAGTCGATGTTCTTGGGCCAATACCAGGGGCCACCGCTGATCTGGAACTGGCAGCGCATCCCAGGCGACATCGGGTGCTCAGGCCAGGAGGCCGTAGTGGTGCTGGGCTCTAGCCACTTCTTCGTCGGCCCATCGGATTTCTACGTCTACGACGGCACTGTGCCGCGGTCGATTGGCGCGCCGGTCCGCGAGTGGTTCTTCACCAACCTAAACGGCCAGCAGCGCGCCAACATCAAGGGCGGCGCCGACCTGACCCGAGACCTCGTTTACTGGTATTTCCCCAGCACGGCCAGCACAGGCGTGTGCGACATGTGCGTGGTCTACAACATCCGCACGAATAAGTGGGGCAAGTTCGCCCGATCCATCGAGGCGGTCATCCAGTACAGCTCGGGCAACATCACCTATGACGGGCTGGGCACGGCTTATGCCACCTACGACTCGCTGCCGAACATCAGCTACGACTCGCCGTTCTGGATCACGGATAACACCGTCCCGGGCGTTATCCTGACCGACCACAAGCTGTACAGCCTGACAGGCGTGCCGGGTCCGTCTTACATGATTACCGGCGACATGGGTGACGAGACGAATTTCTCCTTGCTCAAGCGCGTGACGCCGCGATACCGCACCGCAAATGCGACGGCGACCGCCACGAACTACTACCGCTACAACCTCGGCACGCTGCCGACGCAGGACGTGACCACGCCGCAGTTCAACAACAGGTTCGACTTCCTGCGGGAAGCGCGCTGGCACCGCGTGCGCATGGATTGGACGGGCACGGTGACCTTGAACGCCATCACCGCCGAACTCGTAGCGACTACGCCCGAATGAAGCTTCTCACCGATCCGCGGCTACCGACCGAGACGCAGCAGTTGGTGCTCAAGCTGACCAACATCCTGCGCGACGTGACAACACAGTTGAACAACCTCACGGAGGGCCGTGTTTCGGCGTTTTACAACGCCCAGCCCACGCCCCCGGCCTCGGGACAGAACTACGCAGGCGACTTCGTACGCAACTCGGCGCCCAGCGAGCTAGGCACGGCGGGGTCCAAGTACCTCGTCTTCGGCTGGCTCTGCACGGCCTCCGGCACCCCCGGCACATGGTCCCCACTTCGAACCCTGACAGGTAACTAATGAATCAGCTCATGAACGGCATCACCGAAGATGGGGTCATGCACTACCACCTTGTGCAGGACATCCGGCAGGCGTGGCCCGTGGTCCGCCCGGGTATCGAGAAGATCATCGATACGAACCACGAGCCGTTCCTTCCCGAGGACGTTTTCAGCGCGATCCAGGCGCAGCAGGCGGTGATGTACATGGTCCTGAAGGGTGGCACGGAGTACGCGGGCTTCGCCGTGCTGGCACCGCACCAGTTCCCGTTCCGCGCGCCGGTCATGAACCTCTGGCTCGGCTTTACGAACAACTCCAAAACCGGGCACTACGGCATCGAGATTGCCAAGGCCGTCCTGGCCGCGTCGCCGTACGAAAAGCTCGTTTTCTGCACCCCGCAGGACGAGTGGCCGGAACGGTATGCAACGAAGCTTCACTCTTGGTACGAGGTGAACTGACATGGGCGGTGGAAGCTCGCAGCCGAAGAACACGACGACCACGACCAAGACGGAGCTACCGGCGTGGCTGGCCAACTCCTACCAGCAGTTCTTCAACCAGACGAATCAGGTCAACGCCAAGCCGTACCAGTCGTATGGCGGAAGCCTCAATGCCGCGCCCAATGAGTTCCAGAATGATGCAGGCGCGCTGGCTCAGATGGGGGCGAACTACCAGCTTCCCGGCCAGAGCACGGCACTCAATGGCCTGACGAACCTCATCAACGGCGCGCAGAACGTCAAGGCATCGGCCAATCCGTACCTGGGCATGACGACCAACGTGGGGACGAATGCCTATTCCGGTTCGAATCCATACCTTGAGAGCATGGTCAACAATTCGAATCGGAATATCACCGACTCGTACAACCAGAACGCCGTGCCGGCTCTGGCGGCGCAGTTCGCCACGGGCGGAGCCTTCGGCGGTTCGGCCATGCAGCAAGCGGCGCAGTCCTCGCAGGACACGCTAGCGAAGAACCTGGCGCAGTCCACGGACAGCCTGCGGTATCAGGACTACACCAGCCAGCAGCAGCTTGCGGAAGCGGCGTTGAACCGCTCCGTGGCCGCCCAGCAGACCGACCTCGCCCGAAACTCGGCCCTGTCTCAGCAGGACTGGCAGAACCAGCTCTCCGCGGCCCAGCAGAATTCCGCCAACGTCATCAACGGCTCCACCGGCCTCAACGCCGCCAACGCCATCCAGTCGCAGTACAACCAGCAGTTGAACCAGTTCGGTCAGGTCCAGCAGGACTACGCCCAGGGCAACATCGACCAGGCCTACAACGACTGGTATCAGCAGAACTACGGCTACGACCAGCAGCGGCTTGCGAACTTCGGCAATGCGCTTAACTCGACGGCGGGTCAGTTTGCGGGTTCGGCGACCTCCGGCCTCAACCCTGCTTACAAGCCGCGAACCGTGGGTGGTGCCGTGGCATCCGGTGCCGGTGGCGCCGCCGCGGGTGGCGCACTCGGTGCTGCGATCGCGGGTGGGTCTGCGGGCTCCGTGGCACCTGGCTGGGGCACTGCGATCGGTGCCGGCATTGGCTTGGCCTCCTACTACCTCTAAGGCGGACACATGGGCACTTTCGACTTTCTCGCCGGCCAGCCGGTCGCTCCACAGGGCTACAACCCGCAGGCCATGCAGGCGTACAGCCCCGCGTGGAACACGGGTGCCCCGCAGGGCATGGATTACTCCCAGGTGCTTGGTGGCGGTCAGGCGCAGCCGCTTTCCGCCACCCAAGGCCTGGACTTCTCCAAGATCGGCCAATGGGCATTGAACCAGCCGGGTAACTCAAGCGGCGGCTACGCCGAGGCGTTGGGTGGGCTCGCCCACCAGGCCGGCCAACTGACCCCACAGGCAGCGATGGGGCAGGGTAGTCCGTCGCCGGGACGCGCCGGCAGGCCCATGGGTCAGGTGCAGCAAGGCGCCGCCGGTTACATCGGCAATGGCACGCGGAGCGGCCTGCTCGGGGTGATGCGCTAATGGCATGGTATGACGGTCTACTTGGTGCAACGCCGGGCGCTACTGAAGACGAGCGGGCGAATCTCGCACGCGGTGGCTTGCTACAGGCAGGGCTAGGCATCCTCTCCGCGAACGCGCAGCCTGGCGTCGCACCCATCCAGGCGATCACGGGCGGTCTTCTCGGCGGCATCAACTCTGCGCAGCAGGGCGCACGCCAGTTGCAGGACGATAAGTTCCAGCAGCAGCGGCAGCAGTTCGCTCAGTCGCAAATGGCTGACCAGCAGGACCAGATGCAGCGGCGCAGAGAGCTACAAGATGGAGCATTGCCGTTCGTAGTTCATAAACCTGACGGAACGACAGAGTTTGACCACCAGGGCTATCAGACGTGGCTGATGGGGAAGGACCCGCAGGCTGCGCTTGAGCTTCACCAGAATGAGATCCAAGCAAGGAATGCTGAGTTGCAGGGGCAGAAGACTCAGCGTGACCTACAAACGCCGGTAACCGACCAGATCGTGCAGGGCAATCAGGTAGTCACGCGTCAGTTGCAGCCAGACGGCAGCATGAAGGTCGTGGGGACGGGTAGCCGATTTGCGCCACAGCAGGCATCGGAAACGGATCGCCAGATAGCTGCTTTCCGCAAGCTCGGAGCTACGGATGATCAGATCAAGGCAAAGTTCGGATTGACGCCGTCATCCAGCGATACCGATCTAACTCCCGAAGCGATCGAAAATATGGCGTGGGATAAAGTTCTGACGGGCGCTAATCCCCAATACTCACGCGGTAAGTCCGGCGACACGATCCGAAATCAGGTCAACAATAGGGTTGCGGAAATCGCAAAGACAGCGGGTGTCTCATCCCAGGAGCTTGCAACCGTTCAAGGACGAAACAAAGCAATCCAAAGTTCTCTGGCATACACGCAAAAGAGCGCTGACGCGCTGGATCGCCAGGAAGAGACGTTCGAAGCCAACTTCGGGACCATGCTGAAGCTTGGGCAGAAGGTCTCCCGTACCGGCATACCTGCGTTCAATAAGATGCTTCTGAGTGCTAAATCGAATATCGCTGGTGATCCAGATACCGCTGCATTCCTAACCGCTAGAAACTTGACAGCGCAGGAGTACGCGAAGATCGCAATGGGGGCAACCGGCGCAGGAGGGACGACAGACAGCGCACGAGAGCATGCACTTGAAGCGATCAACTCTGCGCAGACCCCAGAGCAGCTAGAAGCCGTACATGCTGCGCTACAGCAGGATATTAGGAACCAGAAGCAAGCGAACATCGACAAGCTGAACGATTTGAACAACCGAAAGATGAGGTTCGGTAGCACTGTGGTGCAGCCGAGCAGTACCGCGACTCTACCGTCTGCCGCCAGTCACAGCGGCGCGCCGTCGAAATACATGATCGGCCAGGTGATCAGCGCAAACGGGAAGAAGTACAAGGTGACGGGCGTCTCCAATCCTGAAGACCCTGACGTGGTGGAGATCCCGTAATGCCGAAGCTATCGGAAATTTCCTCTACCAGGGCTGCTCCGCTTCGACTTTCGCAGGTGACTTCTGCAAACGGCGCACCGGAACCTTCAATTTGGCAGCGTGCCGGGGATGCAGTATCCCAGGGTTACAAGGACATCAACGACTTCGGCAACAATTTGGGCGACTCGTTCGCGCACCATGTAGCTAGTATTCCGGTTGGCGTGGCTCAGCTAGGGATGCATGGCGCAAAGGCAGTCGGCGATTTAGTTGCGCCTGCGGATAAAACCCTCTCTGGCCTGATTACAGGACAGCAGCCTGGCAACTGGCTTGACCAGAAGACGCAGGGATTCGACAAGTGGGTTCAGGACCGCGAAAACAACTATCAGCAGTCGGTTCCTGACTCAACTGGAAGCTATTTGGGGGCAACGCTGGGCGAGGTTCTGCCGTGGGCTACTGGCCTCGGTGAGGCCCGGGCGTTGGGCATGATGCCGACTGCGACCACGGCCGCGGGCAAGGTGGGCTTGCTCGGTGCTGAGGGTGCAGCCATGGGGGCATCGCAGCCGGTCACTGATGGCGGAGCCGACTATGGCGCCGATAAGGCCAAGCAGATTGCAATCGGCGGGGCGACTGGCCCAGCGCTATATGGCGCAGGAAAGTTTTTCGGCCTGCTAGGCAGGGGCGTAGGCAGCGTCGTAGAGCACGCGACCAATCCACAGGCTGTCGCTGACGCGAACATCGCACGAATGTACGGAAGTGACCCGGCGACCATCGCCAAGCTTGGGAATCCGGCGCAGATGGTCCCCGGGGAAGTCCCATCGGCAGCGCAAGTGCTACAAACGCCGGAGGCGGTGCAAGCTGAGCGGATGTTACGGAACAACCCCGCATCGGCACCGGCCTTTGTCGCTCAGGACAATTCGAACAACTCGACGCGCATGGGGCTTTTGCAGCAGATCGCCGGAAGTGACGATGATCTAACGGCAGCGGTTCAGGCCCGTCGCGATGCGACGGCTCCCTATTTCAAGGACGCCCTTTCACCTAGCAATCCGCAAGCGCGCTACAAAACGGCCATGGGTCTTCTTGGCGACCTCAAGGGGCAATACGCCCGCCCTGACTACGAAGCGTTACAGCAGGCGAAGGGCATTGCGTCCAAGGTTGCTCGCGGTGTGCTTGATGAAGGTACGGGTGCGGACCTGATGAATCAGATCGCGGTCAAGACCAACAAAGCACAGAAGGTGCTCGACCAAGCCATTACAGCCATCAACAAGAACATGGTTGATCCGACGAGGATTACCAACCAACTTCAGGAATTGACGAAATCGGGCAACCCGACCGTTTCTGGCGCAGCTCGACAGCACCTTGACCTGATCGCCAGGAACGCTGACGAGACGGGGATGGTCCCGGCCCGCGCCCTGGACGACATGCGTCAGAATATTGGGAATATACTCTCGGCAAACGCCACCAATGGCGCAGTAGGTTCCCAGGAAGCCGCACTGTATGGCCCCGTCACCGCGAAAATTGTCTCTACTCTCAACCGAGCAGTACCGGGCTATCGTAATAACCTGGCGACGTACGCCAAGCTTTCGCAGCCTATTAACGACATGCAGGCCGTACGTGGGCTACTTGACCCTAATTCTCCGGGTAGCCTTAACACTGCTGGCGATTCACAGCTTACAGCGGCTCGTGTAAAGCAGGCCCTACGGGCTGACGACAAAGCCAACTACGGCGTAAGCGATCCCGTCCGCGGTCAACTGGAAGGGGTGCGCGACAGCCTTCAGCGCCGGAGCATTTCGGACGCCAAGATCAACGCTGCCGGCCCAGGCACGGCTGCTGATATGCAGGCCCAAGGGTTGCTATCGGGGGCCATCTTCGGTGGCAATCTCGGGAACAAGGGTGGCTGGCTCGGCCGGATGGGTGGCGGCACCATTGGTGGTTTGCTTGGCTCGACCTTCGGGCCGGCCGGCACCGTGATAGGCGCAGGCATCGGCGGTGGTGTGTCCGATGCTATCGGCGCCGCGAATAGCCGGATCATCGCGAAGACAGGCCAGTCCGCAGCGGATGCGAAAGCCTCGGCCGAGGCCATCCAGCGATGGCTGAACAAGCAACCGAAACAGCAGCGGGGATTGCTAGAGCAATACCTTTTCGGCGCTCCCCAGGCGTCTCAGTCTTTGTTGAGGAATCCCTAATGCCTGTACCGAGCAAAATGCAGGATTTGAGCACGCAGGCAGCTAGCAATAGCCCGTCAGGTTCCGACCCCATCGGGAATAGCCTTGATGACTACCTGCGCGGCATCCAGGCCATCGTACGTCAAACGAATGCCCTGTCGTCGGCGACGATTCCATCAGCCTCCACGACCGATATCGGTGCCGGCGATGCGCAGTCGGTCTATATCACCGGCACAGCCAATATTACCTCGTTCGGGACCAGTGTCCCGGGCCTGATTCGTGAATGCCGTTTCGATGCCTCAGCCACCATTGTCGCCAGCAGCTCGATTGTGCTTCCCGGGCTGAACAGCATCACGACCCAGGGCGGTGATGTCTATACCTTCCGGTCCATCGGTTCGGGCGTCTGGATTCTGGTAAGCAGCACTCGCGCCATCGGTGCCTTACCAATAGGTGGAGGCACCCTGACAGGGTCGCTGGGCGTCACAGTGCCCGCGCTGGGCACGACAGCCGGCTGGCAGTCCGTTCCGCTGACGTTGGCGCAGTCGGTGACCGGCAACAACGACCAGATGTTGCTTTCGCACTATCGCAACGTCGCTGGTGCCGACTGGAAGGATGTCCACTGGCAGCTTCAGCGTGTCGTGGACAGTACGCAGATGGGCTTCCTTCGGTTCGGTGGCACGAACAGCGACACCGGGCTTGCTCTAGGTAGTGGGGGCACCACCTACGGCAAGCTTCGCAGTGGAGGCGGCTGGGACTTTACTGGCGACACCAACATCGTAGGCAAGCTGACCTCGACCAGCGACTTTTCGTCGGGCGGCAACATTTCGGGCGTTGGCATCACAGGCACCACGATCGTCTCTGGCGGAGGCACATTACAGGCGGGCGGATCAGCCGGAACATTCACCCAGCTACTTTTCACGGGTGAAATCACCTCCAACCGAACTTACGATCCTGCTGCATCCAGTCTATGCATGTTCACCCAGGGCTCCTACGGTGGCGGCTGGAAGCTCAAGGACGGGTCGAATACCTTGGGTATCTGGTCCAGCTTCGGGGCATTCCAGTTCGGTTTCGGAAGCGGAACGGGTGCTATCACGTCCAAGGCGTCCATTGGCACCGATGGCGTGCTTTCCACGCCGGATGTCATCTACACCTCGGCCCGCGCTCTGAAAGACGAAATCAGGGTGTTGCGCCATGGACTGGACGCGCTGAAGAAGATGCTGCCGCGGCAATACGTCAAGTACGACAACGAGCAGTTCAAGGGTAAGGGCAAGCCTGAGTTCGGTTTCATCCACGATGAGGTGGAAGCGGTTGCCCCGGAAGCCACAGGCAAGGGTGTGAGAGGCTACGGCGGCGTGAGCCCCATGGGCGTCCTCGCTATCGTCGCCAACACCGTCTTGGAACTGGACGCACGCATGGCGAAGGCGGGCATCTGATGGCCATCCCCAATCCCATGCCGGCTGGCTACCGGCTCTCTCAGGCGCTGGCCGAGTTCGGCCTCGGCGCAGGTTCGCGCATGTCACAGCTTCGCCGCGCACCGGGCGGGGTAGTGCCAAACACCGCACAGAACGCCAATGTGCCGCAGTCGGCGCCCCTGCGGCTCTCGCAGCTTGCCGGGGCCGCCAACTACACCGCCATGAGCGTGTCAGCCCCCAACGTGACGGGCGACACGGGCGGGCAGACCGGCGCGCCTATCGGGTCGTCCAGCGCCACAGTCACAGGCGGCCAAGCGCCGTTCTCCTACGCCTGGACCAACACGGGCGGAACGAACTTCCCCATTTCCTCACCCAGCAGCGCCGGCACCTCGTTCATCCGGTCCGGTAGGCCGCCGGCCGGTAGTGTTTCAGGCACCTACCGCTGCACCGTCACTGACGGCACGGGGGCGACCGCTTTCGCCAATATCACCGTCACGGACAACAGGTCGTCACAGTGA